CCTTTATAGATTTATTTATACTTATTTTTTATTGAAAAGTCTCCAGCAATGCATATTCTAACGTCATTACTTAAATTTTTAGTGACTTTATGCCTAATGTAGCTAGGAAATATTATATATTTTCCTTCTGAAGGAGTAAATTTTACAGGTTTGCATCTGCTGTCCTTATCATCTAATACAAATACTAAATCACCTGAATTAACTGGTGTTTTAACATAATATACCCATGACATAAGAACTCCGCATGTATCACTTCCATGATGATGCAAGTCTGTAGATTCTAATGGCTGATGAATTTGAGACCAATAACTATTAGCATCAATCGTTAAGTTATATAAATTATTTCCGATTTCGGCCATACTGTCTATTACTTTTTTAGCTTCTGATTTATATGGTGTCAATAAAATAGTATCTTCAAATAAAACAGAACTTGAATCATCAGATCTTCTTTTTTGATATGCTAAAATTTCATCAGCTAGTTTAACATTATCAATATTAGTTAATGAACCAACATCAGCTTTAATATAAAATAAAACATATTCATCAATCATTTTTTAAATAACTTTGCAAACACACATTTAGATTCTGCTTTATTAGAAACAAATTTTTTATTAATTTCAAGTTGTGTTATCTTTTCAGCATAAATTTGTTTCTCATTTGCTTTACTTACTATTAATTTAGCCTCATCCTTTGGAATTAACATATAGTGCGCTATAGGAGTTCCAGCTTTTAATAGAGTTTCTCCATCTAGTACATGCCATTTTAGTTGTACATTAAGCTGTGATACTCCATACTCCTGTGAAAAGAATCCAGGCATAGTAGTGAATCTAGTTTCTTCTGAATAAGGTAATGGTCCTTCAAGTAAATAATAACCTTTAGGAACTATAACTCTCCACGGTGTATTAATTTTCAGTACACAGTTTAAAGAATCATCCCATCCACCATAGTAATCTGACAATTGACTATTAGGATGAAATCCAACTGCATCTGCCGCAACAGATGCATCTTTATAAAGTTTACTTTGATCTACAGCAGATTTCCAATTAAAAGTTTGCTTATCACCATTAGTTGTAATTATAATATCTTGCCATGTAGTCATTACCCAACCATATCTAATTAGATTAAATATGCCTGGACATTTTGCTGTATGAACTAATTTATTTTTACCAAAATTATCATCTTTAGTTATATCAATAAATTCTTTTTGTGCAATTGCAAACCATTTAGGTTTGACTTGATGAGCAGGAATTATTGGTGCTATGTCTGCAATTTCAGGTATTAATGAAAAGAATTCTATTTCAGGTCGCGTATTGAACATTTATAAAGCTTGGAACATCTCGTTTCTTCCATGAGAACATTCTTTGCTTTTCTCCATTGTAGTAGTTATGATATGATTGAATAGAATTACCAGGCACCTTGTATTGGTCGGGCATAGCTGGAGTAGGTTCAGTGAATACACTATCTTGTATATTATTAGGTGCTACTAACAATAAGAATGCAACTAAACCTGTCTCTTGACATTTATGCACTTTACCATATCGATAAGTATATTCTGAACATAAGTTAGCTAATAATAATCCTAACCAATTATAGTTTTGTTTAGACTGTCTTACCCATACTGCTGATGGATGGTTGATATGTGTTGCTGTATATATTATAGTATCACGTTCATCAGGCAATTGCCATCGTCTAATATTACGTCCAGTTTTTGTTTTACCTGGCACTTCAACACCATCTAACATCCTATGAGCAGTGGATAATAGTTGACAGGTTTCGAGAATCATCTTGACACAGTGCTTATCGACATGCATCTGTGCGCAGATTTTTGGATTATGGTGTAAGTAAAAGATATTCATAAGAGTATTATATAATAAATTGAGTTTTTAGTACAATTATTTAATTATATCTTTTATTCGTTTTTGCACTCTTATATTGTGTAAGTCTTTTCTATTCTTGTATTCCAGCCATACCATCCAAGAAAATACGGATAACATAAGTACTGGAATAGTTACCATTGGATAATACTGTAATCCTAAAGCAATTGCATAAATTACTAATAAAAATATTGCTAAGAATCCAGATACTGATTTGATTGATTGTAATAAGATTGATTTGTTCATAATGTCTCCTTAATAAATTCACCTTCAAGTTTTGTATGTTCTACTATCTCTGTGCACAGGTAACCCTCATCATCATAATACGATACTTTAAACTTCCAGTCTGGGAGTGGTTCGAATTCTACTACTTGAGCTTTATACTTCTGAAATTTTGAGTTTTGGGTTGTAATGAGCATGATCTAATAGCCACCTTTTCAATTTTAATGATTCACGATCTTGTAATGCGTAAGCCTCAAGTTCCCATGGCTGACGTCTGTATATGTACTTGTGCTTATCACCTTCATAAGTAAAGTATTTTATACGATTGTTGTACTTCAATTGGCCAGATAGGAACTGTCTGGCATGCACTAATTCATGACCAACTGTCTTACATAGATTGTTCATAGCATTAGCGTTTAATTCTACTATAATATCATTATCAAATTCCAAGTCGCATGTCCCAAGCATACCTTCGTTCTTGTAGTTTTTAAATAAGAACTTAAAATGACTATTTTTTGAATTTGGATATTTTCTGGTAATACTTTTAATTAGTGTCTTTTCCGCAGCAATACAAGTTTTAACGTACGTTGATTTACGTTTAGCAGAAGACTGTTGTTCTACAGCCGGAGTACAATAAACCGATATTTTATCGTTTTTGTAGAGCAAAATATGCCTAATCATAGTATTATATCATAACTCCATAAGTTATTGATTACTATAGCAAATGTACTTTGAATCCTGTGCACCAGGATTCACACCAACCAGAACCTATAGTTCCTTATATATTTATAGAAAACTATTTACCTGTTGCTAACGGAGGGACGATTCCGGCCTCTTCCACTATCTTACGTGTTATCTTCTTATATAGTTTGTCTAGCTTCTGATCCTTAACTGCAATCATAACCTTAGCCTCTTCAGGATGAATAGATTCTAAAAGTGAAATGAATAACTGTTCACGTTTAATAGAAGTCAGATCCTTACGACAGAATACGTATAATCTTTGCAGTTCCTGCCTAAATACAGCTGGACTCATACCCATGGGAGCAGCATCCGGTCTATACGGAGGTTCGCCTTCAGGTAAGATCATCTTGCCATTTGGATGAAATGCATATTTAAACAATAGATCGATATCTGGATCTGTCTTATATTCCTCAAGCTTCTTTGGATTCTTGTTAATTTCGTCAAGAATCTCTGTTAGATATTTTTTTAATGCCATATTAAAACTCCTCTAGTTCGTCTAATAGTAGACGACATTGATGTTTAATTAAGTAGTTCATTACAGAATTCTTATCGCCATTTGGCTTAGTATTCTCATAACTACTTATAATCTCTTGATAGAGATATTCAGGAATATAGTCAAAATTGACTAATTGCTGATTTCGCTGGTAGTTGCGTTTTTCTTCGTCATTCCTACAAGCATCGATACCTTTTTCAAAGAACTCAGGTAAACGTTTGGCTGAGAAAGGTTTTTGTCTTTCACCAGTAACGAAAGTATCGTCCTTTGATAAGATATTAGGTATACCGTCTCCAGTATCACCCTTTACGATATGTGTGATTGTGTATTCTTGTACATCTTTCTTAGAAGCTGATACAAACTTCTTCTGTATAGGAGACCATTGGCGAATATTATCATTCTTTTGTAATTGAATGAAGTCTTTATCAGAAGAAACGATTAAAACTTTTTGTGGAGAATTTAATAATCCTTCTTGAACTAGATTATTAGTTTGACTCCAGTTAGATAGACATGCAATAATGTCATCAGCTTCTGCTTTATCTATATGTAATACTTTATATGGAAAGTTATCAATAAGATCTTGGCGCAGTTCTGCTAAAGTATCAAATATCAAACTCCAGTCAAGATCAGATTTTTCTCGATTAACCTTGCGCATAGCTTTATAGTGAGGAAATAGTTCCTTACGCCAATAAGTTCTACCATCACACGCAATAACTAGTTCACCATATTCTTTGGTGTACTTTTTCTTATACATCTTTATGGTCGATAAAGTAGTATGTCTGATAAGGTTTTTAATCTCTTCAGCTGATTGACGTTTGATGTCATTCTGAAAAGGTAATATGTTACTCAGCGCAATTTGGCTGTAGTCTAGAATAATCATTTAAATGCGCCTAGTATAATTATATCTTCAGTCATTCTACCATTAGGTACTGTTGTTTTAGTCTTAATAAACTTGACAGCATTATTAATGTTGCGCTTACCAATATCTAATTCTTTAAAGAACTTTAAAGGATCACGAAGAGTTCTTGACTGAGATTTTGTTGTTGAAAAGTTAATAATTTTAGAACCCTTTACTGTTAAAGCATACCCATCGGCTCCTTCATAACTAATAAGTTTACGCTGTTTAGTATTATAAACCCATAGTTCATTACAGCCTACGATATCTGTTGGAAGTATTGATTTTAAACCTAATGGTTCAAATTCTTTCATATACTTAAGTTTTTTAACTATAATTCCTGGTGGTTTTGCTTTCTGAATTCTTGGTTTGCGTACAACGACTTGAAGCTGTGCACAATCATCTATAATACTTTGAACGAAGTCTCTAAACTTCTTAAGTTCAGATTTAGTTAGATGAGAATAACCTTCTACAAGTTGTTCATCTTTACCTTCAATAGCTTCATTAAGCTCATCTAGAGTATTCTTATAGTAGTCAGATATCTTTTTAGCTACTTGTGTAGATGCATTATTTGCCAAGAGATGGTTCTTTGTTGAGAAGTTAATCGTCTTGGTCTTAAAGAAGGTGTCGATCGCATAGTCAATATCTTCAGATAAAGCTCTGGCAGATTCTATCATACGTTGATCGATTGGAATAACTGGTGCTTTTGGTTTAGTATCTTCGACTTGTGGCACGTTATACTTATTGTAGATATTATATAGTTTGATCTGCATATCAGATTGATGAATAGGAGAAACATATCCATTATTCTCCATAATCATACATAAAGATCCGATATTAATAAGTTCATAATCAGGTACAAGATCAGACATGACTTTGTACATGTCAGTAAATAACACATCTCTAAACGATACTTTACCGTTATTTTCTTTTGATAGAGCTTTAATATATCGTCTAGCAGCATTTGCTCTTGCTGCATTTTCAGCATTGGTATTATAATAACCAAGAGCTGCCATAAGAGTAGATTTATAACTCTCTTGTGTTACCACAGGAGCTCCATCACCTTTACCTTTGGCAATCGCTTGAGCTTTCCACGCTTCGGTTACTTTAGGTTTTTTAGTTGCCATACATTTCCTTACTTATTAATATAAGAGTATTATATCTCATTTTAGATTTAATGTAAACTGATTTATTTACCAATAATATCATATTTACCAAATGGTTCATATTCTGGAGCTTTACACCCAGCTGCTATAGCTTCACCATGAAGCTGATGCCAGAGTAAAGCGATATCAGATCTAGCATGTGCCTCTGTCACTCCTCTATACCATGCTGGATGCCATGGTTGGCTAGCCATCTTTGTATAGTGAAGGATCCATATATCATCTACTTTTCTCATCTCGCCATCTAAACAATTCCATCGAGGATCAAACTTACCAGCATACTTATTAATGATTTGCTGCATCTTCTGTGAAAGGTTCTCAGTAGATTTAAGAATTTCCAGTGGTGGAATATATTGTTGAGATTTGTTACAATCAAACAATATAACTGAGGTCTCCAAACGACCATTATATTCACGAACCATAAATGGTTTATCATGCATATCTATAGTAAATAGCTCATCGATATCTCTGAAATTAATCATATCGACATCCATATATATGGCTCGGCCTTGAAACTCACATGCTTCTGGTATTGCCCATCTAAAACCGGTAAAGGGAGTGTGCCATTTTTTAGTATTCCAGCCACCCCAGATGGATGATGTATCTCTCATCTGCCGCATCCAAATGATTTCGGGTGCACAGGATGAATTCTTACGGAGGGAATATTCTAATGTTAGTTCAGCCTCTGAGTCTTCCCCATTGGCTGATGTACCAACAAAGATTCTAGCCATTATCTACTGCACCAGTAACTGTCTGGTATAGTTCTTCAAATTCATCTTGTTGAGCAACTTCTTCGTTAAAGTTCTGTTTATGATAGACCTTAATCATTTTATTAATAGTCTTCTTTGGAATCTTAAACGTATCAAATAGATCCTCAACGATCTCTTTTTGTAATGACTTTTCAGCTTCAGCTCTATACATGGAATCTGAAGCTTCTTGTACTGCTTTTTTAATTTTAACTTTGTCTTGATCTGATAATTGCATAATAAACCTTTATGT